TGTTACATCTGGTGCTGTGCCACTAATCACACCAGTAGATGAGTTTAAAGATAATCCAGTTGGTAAACTACTTCCAGATTCTACCGCATAAGTAATGGCAGCCCCTTCTGGGTCACTAGCCGAAACAGTTATACTTAATGACGCATCGTCTGCATTATCAGAAAGATTACCTGTTGCAGTTGTCCAAGCGGGCGAAGCGTTTACATTAAACGCGTCTGTTAAAGTGTTAGATAAGCCAGATATGTTTGTAACTTTTACGCTATAAGGTTCATTAGCATTTGAAACACCACTTGGAACAGTAGCACTTATTGAAGTGTCTGAATTTACCGTAACCGATGCTGAAGTATATTCAGTATTATCTGCTCCAATAAATTTAACTGTTGCGCCTGCGTTAAATCCAGAACCAGTTATAGATAGCGTGTATCCACTTGCAATATCTTCTTCACTAATATTTCCATTTCCCACGCTTGAAATTGTTGGTGGTGCGTCAATAGACTTAAAAGCAGAACCAGTGTAATACTCGGCAAGACCAGTGGTAGAGTTAAAACGCAATTGACCCGCAGTGTTGCCTCGCTGTGCAGTCGTACCTGCTGCGATCTTAGTACCTTCCGTACCAGTATCTACAATGTTTTCAAATGGTGGAACATTATCTAAGCCATCCGCTTTAACATCACCGTTGGCATCAAGTAAGTCTGCTAAATTTCTTGCTTTACTCATTTCTTACTCCTCAACTGGTGGTATATATCCTGTTAATGCTGTTGCTTCTTCTTGAGTTAGCCCTAGGTCTAGTAGCTTTTGATTGCCAGATGCTTTAGCAGTTGCTTTAGCCACTTCAGCATTTATTGCTTCTGTTTCTAATTCTGCTAATTTAGCGTTTATATCTTCAGCAGAAATTTCTGGAGTACCATCGTGCCATTGAATTTGATTTACATCATTGTCAAAAATAGTAACTTTTGCTTCTGGGTTTAGTGCCAAAATTGCGTCAATTCTTTCTATAGCCATATTATGCCTCCACCTCTAAAATAATAAGTTTTCCATAAGAATTTCTGTTTAAATACGAAGTGCCACTTTGAGTAGCCCAAAAAAGTTCAAAAGTTGTAGATGAAGTACTGTTAGTGGGTTTAGCCCAATTAATTACTATTGTTTGTTCAGTAGAGTTTGCACCGGTAATTTCAGAAGAAATAGTACCTTCAGCAAAATAAGTACCATCTCTACGCCATTCAAGACTCATTCGTTGATTTGCTGTATTAATACCACCATTCGTGTTGTAAAACCCAACAAGTTTTGAAGTTGAACTGTTTGGGGTAAGAGTAATACTAAAACCAGTACTTGTATAACCAGTCGAAGTTGTAGTTAAAGCTGCTGTCTGTGATGTTTCCCACATTTGCAATACTTTACCACCACCAACATTCGTAAGATTGCTACCATCAACAGCAGGTAAAGCACCTGAGCCATTAAGTTGAACAATGTTATTAGCACTTGTTCCAACATCTAATGCTGCAGCAGTTCCTAAATCAGAGTTAAGAGGGACATCCCCAGAACCTGAGCCTGTATTTAAAGTTGCAGCCGTTCCTAATCCGAGATTAGTTCTATTGGTCGCTGCATCACCACTTAATGTAAAAGCCATTTTTACTCCTAAAAATTATTAAGGAACTACATTCCAAGTTGAAGTTGCGTCTGTTAACGTTACTGAATAGCCAGTCTGTAGAGTTACAGGAGCCACTGTTATTCCATTTGTATTACTTGGAATAGTTATATTTTCAGCAATGGTATTTGCGTTAGTTCTTATGATTCCATCAGTGCCTAAGCTTGGATTACCCGCTGCTCCTGGCTCAAAATCACCTGAAGTGCTGTTATATACAAGAGCTTGTCCATCTTGTAATCCAGCAGTGTTTACATCCACTAAAGCATTTATACCTGTAGCTGATAACTCAAAGGTTCCAAACGCTTGTATATAAATAGTGTCTCCTGCAGCAGCTCCTGAATTAAGAACAACTGAAGATCCATTAGTCGCTGTGAAATCTGCATCATCTAGGCGAATACCATTCAGATAGACTTCAACAAAACCTGAGTCATACGTAGCATTGAATGTTGTCTGTCCAGCAGTAGCTGTGTATTCAACTGAGTTGTTAATACCGTTAACCGCAGATCCTGCATTAATAAAACCAGAACCGTTGTAAACCTTCATTACATTAGCTGAGGTATCAAACCAAAGGTCACCATCAGTTGGACTAGAAGGTTGTGTAGCTCCTACAGAGTATTGATCTGCAAAGTTGTTAACGTCTGTGATATTAGCTGCAACAGTATTTACGTTACTAATATTTGTACCAACAGTATCAACATTAGCAATACTTGCTGCTACTGTTTCAATTTCTGATGTAGCTTCATTTAGATCGTTAGATACTGTCTGTAACTCAGCTAGTTTATCTTGGACATCTTGGATGTCTTGAGAAATATTAGCTACCGCAGTTACATCTGAGGAAATCCCAGCTACTGTACTTACGTTAGTGCTAATACCAGCGACAGTTGTAACGTTTGCATTGTTACCTGCAACTGTATTGATATTAGTTGAGTTAGCGTTAACAGCATTTATATTTGTTTCGTTATTAGCAACAGCTGTAATGTTATTTTGATTACTTACTGCTGCATTGATATTAGCTGCATTAGATACAGCTGCATTAATATTTGATGCGTTGCCTGCAACAGAAGTTACATTAGAACTAATACCAGCTACTGTATTTACATTGCCAATATTGGTTCCAACAGTATCAACATTAGTAATACTATTAGCAACAGTTTCAATTTCTGATGTGATTTCATTTAGATCATTAGCGACAGTCTCAACTTCTGAGATTTGTTCGTTAAGATCATCAGCTACCTTTTGAACAGCCGCAGCTTTCGCAGCTACTGTAGTGATATCTGAAGAGATACCTGCAGCAGTCGTGATGTCACTAGAGATTGCAGCAAGAGTTTGAATATCTGCTGAATCACCAGCTACTGTATTCACATCAGCTATATCAGTAGCAACTGTGTTTACATCTGAGATGTTAGTTGCTGTTGTATTTACGTTGCTGATGTCTGTTGCAACTGTGTTTAAATTTGTAAGATTAAGATTGTTTAATTGAGTCTTATCAGAAGGTGTCAACCAAACATTCTCAATGTAATTCTTTGTTGCTGCATCTTGAGCAGCTGAAGGATCCGCTACATTCTTGATACGTCTATTTTGTGCATCGAATGTACCATCGGCATCAAGAGAGACAGCATCGTTAGCTGTATCGATAGCCTCTTGAGCTCCATGGAAAACCTGGATCATCGCGGTATCTAAATCTGCTTCAGATAGAACCGCACCATCTACAAAGTCCACAGCTCTGTTTGTTAAGTCTGTGTTTCTCTCTACACGAACGTTAGCGTTGTTCGCTGGAGCAGTATTAATACTAATTGTACTTGTAGATAAGAAGCTAAAATCTGAGCTAGCTAGTTGCGTACCTGCAACGAATACTGCTATTTCTGATTCAGCCTCATAAGCGAATGGAACTGTAAAAGTTTGAGTAGTCCCATCACCTGTATATTCTGTATATGAATAAGCCATTTGTACCCCTTAAGAAAAGGGGCACTTAAGCCCCTTAATTATTTTGTTGCCTCTGCTGAGATGTAATTTGCTGCTACCCCTAATGGATACCAATTCATTGGTAACGGTAGTAGGCCAATCATTCGCCTAAAGGCTGCTTCTGACATTTTCTTCTCACCAGTTATGCTGTCTGTAGCAGCACCTAATGTGTCTTGATATAAACGGAAAAGATCGAATGTCGGGTTAGAGACCAAATTTGATTCTCTAATTCTCTGATAAGCAGTCATTTGGAAAGACATAGCTCCTAAGTAACCAACAGCACCATCCATGAATAATCTTGATGGAGCTAAGCGTTCCTTAAGGTATTTCTTACGTCTTTGTTCAGACATCCCTGTAGATCTGTAGTAAACACCAGTTACATAAGCCATTAATGACATCATTGAACTTGTGCTCAGTACTAATGCAGCTGATTTAATATCACCATTCATTAATCGAGCAGCGTGTCTCTGAAACTGCTGTTCTTGTGCAGCTAATACATAAGACAAGAACTGAGCAATAGTCTTGCCCATTTCAGATCTCAGCATTCTGTTTACTGATCCAATATTAGTTTCTTGAACAGACTGTAAAGCGTGTCTAGAAGCTGATTGTGAGAATTTTGTATAAGCAATATTCCCTTCTTTACCAGACTTCTTCCATTTATCCAGATTAAGAGTTACTAAGCGACCTTTGCTGTCTGTCTTAGCATGCTTCTTAATCATCTTCATTATTAGAGACATAGAAGTGTCATCTATACCTAGTTGCTCTAGCTTAATAGATGCATAAGGCGCTTTACCTTTCATTGCAGCATTGAACCAGTCGTAGGCATAAAACATACCATCTGCTCTACGCATCATGGCAGTCATAGGTAACATTCCAGATGCCTTAGCTGTGAACTGACGTCCTTCAGCTAGCGCAGCATCAAACTTTGTATAATTACTCTTGACCATATCGGTCTCATAGTCATCAAAGTATGCTCTAACACGTCCAGTGATTAGATCAGTACCTACACCTGTGGCATGCATCATTTCCCTGAATAAAGCATCATCCAGTTCACCATTCTCCATCTTCTTAATCATCTTACGAAGACGAGGAATACCTTGCCAAAGTGTCTTAGCACTGTGTTCAAATAAGGTAGCCATTGTTTCTACCATTGTAGGGATACCTGAG